TCCCCCCAAGTCGCGACCTCTAGATATCGTTGATATCGAAAGGTTTAAACTCTTTCAAACCATCTTGACCGGATTGTGGTACGGTCGGACCATGAGGGCGTGTACCATGAGCTTGAGATTTCTCTCGTTCAGAGGCTAACTGTGCGGCTAAGGCCCGATGTCTGTAAAACTCTAACGCCCGTCTTGCGAATTCTAAATCCGCTTGACGACGTTCTTGTCTTACTTTGGCATCTGGGTCAAAGCCCATCAGTCCGTCTCAGAAACGGAGGATGTTATTTGCTTCTTGCCTAGTCAGTGGTTCTAAAGCTGAAATATTCAGCTCTTCGAATCCGTCTAGTGCGTCAAGTATAATGTCATCGATGTATCAAGTTTGATACTCTTTCTCCTCTCATGGGCAAACACACTCTAGGTTTCTTCCATACCTGGCAATTATATGCCATGGTAACGGAGTCAACCACAGAGCTAAGTATAAAAGTATACTTAGGGGTCACCCAAGTTTGAAACCTTTTGCAATAGAATATAATTCTGTTGACAAATTGTTTAAAACCTTGGCGGCGAGTTCTTTGGAATTGGTTCATTTGGCGTAGGTTTCTTGTTTAAGAAACTCACGCATTTGAACCTTAAAGAACACGCTCTCGTGCTTCAGATCCTGAACTGCCCTCACATTTCCCTCTTTTAGAGCGAAACTGAGGTTTCGGGATATAAGCCCTTTTGGGCCAAACAGCACTCAAGACCCATAATCAAGGGGACCCCGGACCGTATCGAACGGTTTCGTATCGCGTTTACCGCGACCACGAATATGTTTGGTACGTCCGGGCATCTCCAAGAAAACTTTTGGGGCAGCAGTTCACCTGACTATATCCTTACGGATAGAGTCCGCTAGTACTACTGCGGATAAGAATCTATTACGGACTGAGGCCATTATAAGCCCAGGTCCAATAATAGAAAAGTCTTCCCCTTTAAGCGTTCGCACTCTTTTTGCAAATTCTATAAATTCGTTAGAAACTATAGATTTTGCCATCGAGATGCTCACACCAAAACCCGTCATGAGTTCCAGATAACGAGGTGCGTCGTGTGAAACGACGACATCGTCCCCGAGGACTGCGTAGTTTTTAACTACTTGATCTCCGGATGCCTGTATTATCATGTGGTGGGTAAGCGCGAGCATAGCTCAGGAAGAATATGCACCCATTGGCTGTCCTACGGCGTACCGAATTTCTTCGATACCACCCTTAGACACCTGGAATGGCATATCTACTAAGCTAGCTCACGTAGAAGAGAGAGTCCTTCCTATGAACAAACTTAAAACGTCTTCTTGCAAGTCACGCGGCAACCTATCGGTCGCTGCTGACAAGTCATAAGAGTAATAAGTTTGATTATTATCCTCTAAAGCCTTTATAGGCTTTAGTTGATCATAGGTTCCATCCGTAGGTAACCCTTCAAGAAATTTGAAGATTTCCCTATGAAGTGGGTAAAGTGCTATCTGAACCCAGTAATTAGTTATACCAATTACTCGGGCTTTACCAGCAGTATTATATACTGCGGTAACCCTAGACAACCCAGGCCGCCCTTTTGTAGCAATGGAATAATATTCCATGGCTAGATCGGCAGCGATATTCCTAGGTCGAAGAGAGACTAACTTAATTAGTCAATCAACGACCTTAATATCGAATAAGCTTGCACCCTCATCGCCTCAAAATCAAGGATGACGTTGACGATATTGATAATCCATCAATAGACGCCTCCGTCAGAGCCGTAAGGCTCCTTCCAAGAAATTGAGAATGACTGGTACTCACTTATAACCTGCTACTCTAGTACGGAAATAATACATCCGTGTTACAAGAGAGAAGCGGCAGGCGAGTCAGAACGGAAACAGAGATGCCAAAGAGAAAAGATGCAAGTACGACCCCGTCAAACCATACCACTTGGCGAGATGGTAGAAATACTTTGGACGATTATAAATCGCAAAAGCATCCTCTAACACACCCTTTCAAGCGATGGAATGATTAGGCCCCGCACTCTCCGGGAGGAGAGTAACGGCCCTTAATTTATCAAAGACAATATCACTCTTCACACCTGCTAATTCACACAATCTCTCTTTAGAGACACTAAGTGTCTCGACGGCCAATGTACGATAGGTACCCCCGAATTTCTCGGTGACGGTACTATAGTCCACTGGCGGTCATCAAGGAAGGATTCTGTGAACGCCTAATAAGGTCATGACAGCAATATACATCCGTCGTTCCGCCATCATCATTTTATGAAGACGGCGGGGTATCAGTAGTGGTAAACCACTACCTTTCCCAACACGGACCCCAACTTTGGGCTCGTACTGAGAACCTACTTTGACGGACACACAGATAGTGTAACACTCTTTTAGGTAGAGGTAAACCTGCTTAAGGTTTCTTCTCTTCCCTTGGAGTAGATACATACCTCTAATCCTTTTTAGAAGGATTTTGAGAATACCTCTGTGCTCCTTGGTACCAGTCACTCAAAGAAGAATCGCGAATCAGAGGTCAAAATCTTGATCTCTCATTCACGAGCCTCTTCTTAGGCCACGTGGAACGTTAAGGTTATAAATTATGTTTTTCATAGTTTGTAATTTTAATGTTTCACATCCTCGAGGAGTGTTAATCCTCGTAGAAGTGGTCACTAGACTGGGCAGAGCTCCCTCGTCGGAAGGTGCTACGTCTAGGGTGGACTTTCTCATCCACTTTAGTATTATAACGTGCCCTAGCCTGCGGTGCAGTACGTCTGTCGACGTCATACGCACCCTCAGCTAGGTTGATTCAAACGCTCTCCGCAAGGAGAGGGTAAGAATACACGTGGGGCTCTATACAGAGGCAAGTCAAAGTGAACCAGCCCAGTTGGCCGTTAGGCC